AACTCCTTAATAATTGAAAAAGGAGGGGGAGGTCCCTGCATCTTATAATTCTGAAATGGCAGTGTTGCCGTACTGGTTGTAACCGTTGCCAAAAGGGGCATGGCTACAGTAAAGAAATTTTGCACTAGTTTTAATTGAACTCTACATCCCAATAGAGAAAGCGCACTTCCCTCTTCTCAGAGGGCAATCTCCTGGGCTCTAATTTCATTCTCAAAGTCTCATACTATAATCATGATGATTGATTATTTAGGAATCCTCTAATTGACCATTAATGTAGTCTAACGACATAACATCAATCTCAGGATTATCAATCACCCAGTCTCTGATCTCTGCATACAGGGAAGCAGCATCATCTGATCTTCCTTGATCACAGAGAAAATGCATCCTATCAATCACCATGTTCACTTCATTCTGACACAGTTTTTTCATTTGAGCTTGATTCATAATAATCTTTTCTGAAATACCTTGATAGGATGTTGCTATTGTAAAATGCTGGATCTCCATTGTCAAGTGATTCTGTAAGGACGTTGTTGAGGAACAATTGTCTTGTTTCCTCATAGTTAGTTTTGCCCTTTGTTTGATGTAACGACAAGATAACTCTAATAAAGTTTTCTCTGCCATAGTTAACAATGTCTTTTTTAAGTTCTGGACAAGACCCATAATATTTTTTCCAGTCAGATTCTGTCTTTACTTTTCTTTTCTTACCTTTTGGCGTTCTAAACTGCCAGAAATACTTCCTACCAATGTATTGCTTTGAGTTTATCTTGTTAGTGATCAAATAAACAAACCCAAAGTTATCCTCAATGTCTTCTGACTCAAAGGATTTACCCCTATACTTCCAAGGGTTATCATAGCTCATACTTAAACATCTTATGAGCTATTATTTATCCTTCATACCTAACAGAGTGATTCTAATGATCTTTGGAATTATTGTCAACCTTATTTTTACTGTCTCTGATCTTGGCAATCAGAGCATTGAGCTTATCCCTCTTGGCAATCTGAGAGGGTTTCCTGCCCTTCCTAGGACCCTCTGGTGGGGTTAACTCCTCATTCATCTCTCAACCCCATACCTTCTGTCAGACTTGGAGGTATCCATTCTTTCCTTTGCTCTTGCAGTTGCAGTAGCAAACATCACTTGCTTTGCTCTCTTGCCATATCTTTTTTTGAATCCAGCAGCAGACTTCTTCATACCCTTTACAATTCTTTCCTTTTCTGCAGTTTCAGTAGGATCAAGTGCTCTTTCATCTAGGTGATCTGCAGCCCTATATCCTTTATGACCTGCCTTATAATTTAACCATGCTTTGGTTTTTGCTTTTTTATCAGCATTAGTCACAACCATTCTCTTATCTTCTGGTTCTTTCTTCTCACCACCATAAACTGCTTCATACTGAGTTTCTTCACAGTTAGGAACTTCCTTTCCACCTTTTATTTTGGTTGGAGGATTGCCAAGTTTCTTACCAGTCCAACACTTTGAAGCACCAACATTCTTTCTTGCTTGTCTGATACCTTCAATGATTTGATCTAGTTCTTCTACATTAAGAGTCTTAGGATATCCCTTCTCTCCTGGTTTAGCAGGTCTTTCTCCACGCTTTCTCTTAGCATGAATGTTATCCCAAAGACCTCTCTTTTCTTCTAAATCTACTTCTTCTCTGTTGATTGTCTTGAATCTTTTTTCCTCATCAATGTAAAACTCATACATCTCATCCAAAGTGTAGTCAGAGAGGTCATAACCTTCTTCGATAAGAGATTCTACCCAAATCTGAAATTCTTCACCCATAGCAGCCTGCTTACGTTGCTTCTTAGGATTCTTAGTCTTATCTGCTGAGTATGTATTCTCATCACGATCATCATCAGGATCTACAGCAACACGGTGTCTTGCTGCTCTATCATCATCGGACATATTTGCACGACGAGACTTTGCTTCATCTGGAGTGTATTTTCTACCAGTATTGTGCCATTCGTGACCTACAAGACTTCTCCTCTCAGAATCAGCACGTGTAGCAGCTTTCTGTGCCTTTGCACGATTTGATTTGAAGGTCTTCATATCAAGTCCTTCTTCCATTTCGTAAGAGTTGTGTAAAGGTGATTGTCCAATTGTTTTAAATCTCTTTTCCTCATCATCACGAGCAATCACACTTACAAGTTTTTTCATTCTATCCATAGCAGCACCTCTCTTTGCTGCATGTTTTTTGGTATTGGGAGTTGAAACTACTTCACGACCAAGGTTGCCTGCCTTGCGTTGCATTTCATTTTTGTTTCTTTGCTTTAATTCTACTTTACCTTCATCTACTAGATCACCATCTAATTCAACAGAGTCTGCCATTCCATGAATGTGCTTACCCTTTGATTTCTTATCCTCTCTTTCTGCAGACCTTGCTTCTGATCCTGCATACTTAGCAGCAACCTCAGGTTTCATTCTACTTGCTTTCTTATCAGCAACCTCTGCTCTTCTCAATGCTCTTTCTTCTGGATCCATTCTTTCATCCAGTTGAGCATAAACTTGCTGATATGCTTCTCTAATGTTATTTAAACCTGCCATGACACAAAAAGATCTTTATACTTATTTATAAAAAAAAGAGGGGCACTTGCCCCTCTGATCATAGTTTAAATCCACTAAATGAATCTTTTTTAAGATCTTGTTTGATTCCACCCACCACATAAGACTCAACTTCTGTTTCTTGAGGTGCCACTTGAAGACCCTTAGAACTAATCCAATGCTCAGTCCAAGGAAGGGGATTATTCTTTGCAGGAATATCATATGCTGGTTTCAATCCAATTGCACGCATTCTCCTATTGGCAATCCACTCAACATAACTGTTAAGTAATTTGTCATTCAGACCAATCATGGATCCATCCTTAAACAGATATTGTGCCCATGCTTTTTCTTGATCAACACAATTCTTAAATGCAGAAATTACCCAATCTTGTTCTTCTTTAGCAATTTGTTGCATCTCTGGATCATCACCTTCATTCCACTTATTGAGGATGTTTTGAGTAATGACAAGGTGCTGATTTTCGTCTCTGGCGATGAGAGAGATAATTTTAGCGGATCCTTCCATAAGTTTGAGTTCACCAAACGCAAAGCTGCAAGCGAACGAGACATAAAACCTGATACCTTCGAGAATGTTGACATTTGCAATTGCTCTGTAAAGTTTTCTCTTTAATTCAATTCTTTCTTCTTTAGCATATCCTGCACCCTCTTGGGCAAAGATCCAATCATTTGAAGTACCATATTTCTGAGCAGAATTAATGAAATCATCATAAGCTCCTGTGACAGAAGATGCTCTCTCCAGGATCCTTTCGTTATTTAAGATAGTATCAAAGACTTCTGTAGGATCAGAGTAAACATTCTTAATGATATATGTATAGGATCTAGAATGAATCATCTCCATAAATTCCCATACAGTCATACATGCTTCCAGTTCAGGAAGAGAACAATATGGAATAAATGCCATACCAGGACCTCTTCCTTGAACAGAATCAAGAAGAATTTGATACTTGAGATTTGATGTAAAGATATGTTTTTGTTCTGGACGTAGAGTATGATAATCTGCACGATCTTTTTGAAGAGAAATCTCTTCTGGTCTCCAGAAATATCCTAGTTGCTGTTGAGTCAGTTTATCAAAGATAGGATACTTGTATTGATCATATCTTTGAACTCCTAAAGGATTGCCAAAAAACATTGGTTGTTTTTTGGAATCAACATGAGATGTATTAAATACTGTCATTCCTTGTGGTTTGCTATCTGAACTGACTCTAAATTTTGCAACTGTCACAATCTTCCTCTCCTTTTGAACTTAGAATTTCTTCAATTAAATTATTAATGTTTTGGGATGGTTCTTTAATTTCATCAGTCTTATTATCATATGTATTCTGGTAATAAGATGTCTTCCATCCATACTTGTATGTTGTCAAGAAGTCTTGTGCCATTACTGAAGTAGGTACTTCATTATCTTCATAATTCTCTGGATTGTAGGACCAGTTTCCAGAAATCGCTTGATCAAAGAACTTCTGCATAACTGCAACAATATTAATATACCCAGTATTGCTAGGCATATCCCAAAGGAGCGTGTAGTTGTTCTTAAGATGCTGATACTGGGGAACAATCTGTTTAAGTGGACCCTTCTTGCTTTTCTTAACGGACAGGAACCCTCTAGGTGGTTCGATTCCATTGGTTGCATTTGACACAACGGAACTGCTCTCCGATGGCATCTGTGCGGACAGTGTTGAATGTCTAAGACCATGTGCCTGAATACTGGCACGTAAACTTTCCCAATCATGCTGGTAGGGGATAGAAGAAATTTCGTCTACATCTTTTTTGTAAGTATCTATTGGAAGAATTCCATCAGCATACTTGGTTCTGTTAAAGTATTCACATACACCCTTTTCTTTAGCAACCTCATTGGATGCTTTGAGAAGATAGTACTGGAATGATTCTGACAATCCATGAACTGCATCCCATGCCTCCTGAGAATCATACCTGAATCCTAGTTTGGCAAGATAATGTGCAAGACCAATATAACCAATGCCAAGAGATCTTCTTGCTTTGGTTGACTTCTCTGCAGCAGTTACTGGATAATCCTGATAATCAATCAGTTCTTCCAGACCACGAACAGAAAGATCACAAAGTTCTTCGAACTCTTCATCATCCTTAACCTTACCAACATTAATTGCTGAAAGGATACACAGAGCAATCTCCCCTTCAGGATCATCAATGTGTTGAAGTGGTTTTGTTGGAAGAGTAATCTCCTGACATAGATTGCTCATCTCAATCTTATCCTTAAAGGAAGAGTGAGAATTGCAATGATCAATATTCATGATGTAGATTCTACCAGTTTCTGCTCGCTCTTTCAAGAGGTCCAGAATGAGTTCTTGAGCATTAACAGTTTTTCTTGGAATAGATTCATTTCGTTCTGCATCCACATAAAGACTGTCAAATCCATCAAGCCCAAAATTAGCACTAAGCTCAGGAACGTCGTGGGGACTAAAGAGAGAAATGCCTTGGTTGTTAATGAATCTTTCATAAAACAATTTGCTGATTTGAATTGAGTAATCTAGTTTTCTAACTCTATTATCTTCAGTTCCTTTGTTGTTCTTAAGAACAATAATATCTTCTATTTCTTTGTGCCAGATTGGAAAGTGGACAGTAGCACTTCCACCACGAATCCCGTTTTGTGTACAGCATCTGACAGTTGCTTCAAACTTTTTGAGGAATGGGACAACCCCTGTATGAGCAACTTCTCCCCCTCTAATTTTAGAATTGATTGCACGGATCTTGCCTGCGTTGATACCAATTCCTGCTCTTTGTGCAACATACCTACCAATTGCCATATCAGAGCTGAAGATACTATCAAGGGAGTCATCAACATCAACAAGAACACAACTTGCAAATTGGCGAAGTGGGGTTCTAACACCTGCCATGATTGGTGTAGGAATGTTGATTTTATGTTTTGAGATTGCATCATAGTATCTCTTTACATAGGAGAGTCTTGTTTCCTTTGGATACTTAGCAAAGATAGTTGCAGCAATCATCATGTACATGAACTGGGGAGTTTCATATACCTTGCCAGAACTTCTGTCCTGAACAAGATACTTGTCTACAACTTGTCTTAGACCAGCATAGGTAAACAAATAATCACGATTATGATTGATGTAATGATCAAGCTTGTTCAGTTCATCCTCACTATAGTTATTTAATATTTCTGGATCATAGACACCTACACTAACACAATTTTTAATGTGATCCAAAAAAGAAGGATGATCCTGAACTCTTCCATACAAAGACTTTCTAACTGCAAACAGAAGAAGTCTAGCAGCAACAAACTGATAGTTAGGATTATCCAAATCAATTAGATCTGATGCAGAACGAATCAGAATCTCTTGAATTTCTGCAGTTGTAATACCATCATAGAATTGAATTCCAGATTGCATTTCAACCTGAGATGCAGAAACCCCTGCAAGGTCTCTACATGCTTCTTCTACCATGAGGTGAAGTTTGTTTAGATCAAGACTCTCAACAGATCCATTCCTCTTGATAACTTTAGTTCCGTTGCTCATATTTTCTTCCAAGTAGTGAATTTAAGTTTTGCTTCTAATCCTGAATAAGTATTTGATTCTATCATGGACTGAACATCAAGTCCAGCCAACACCATATCATTTATATCTTTTTCTTTAATTGTAGAAGGCCAGATGACAACTCTTTGTCCCATTTCGATAACACGGGAAATTCTTGATAGGATTTCTCTATTACGTGGTTCGTTATCATATACCCAAACAGTATTGTTAATACCCCACTGATTGAGATTACCATCAGCTCCACAAAGAGCAATAGCATTTGAAATGAATGTTGAGTCAAATGGACCTTCTGTGACATAGACTGGTTTTGTTTCATCTATTTTATCTAATCCAAAAATTTTAGGTTTAGATTCATCAATCATAATTGTGATGTATCTAAGTTTATCTTTAGGATCTAATGTTCTACCCTGATAACCAAAAATGTTTCCTTCTTTATCCTTGAGAGGAATGATAATTCTAGGAGTATCTTTCTCCAGATTATTAAAAGTCTTGACTTTTGTATTAGTCCATTCTTTAAAGTTTGGACAGTAATAGAAGTATTCTAAATTGTTAATTTTTCTCCCTTCTACATATTTTCTTGCTGGATGTTCTTTATTTAGTTCTGCCAGCGTGGGTAGGTCCATGTTTTTCATGGTTTGAGAATTTTCACAATCCTTGAAAAAGTTAGGTTTCTGAAAATTGAAGTCAGGTTCTGGAGTGTTGGATCCTTTACCAGTCAAACCATTCTTATATCGTTCCATCACATATTGATCATAAAGTGATGCATCTAAATCCTTAAGAAAGTTAGTAAAGGATCTAGAGACACCACAATTATGGCACTTATAATTGTAGTCATTCTTTAATTGATAGATATATCCCCTTGCCTTGTTCTTATATCTCTGAGAATCACCACAATAAGGACATCTAAAATTGTAGAGATTCTTCTTTACTTGCTTAAATTTTTGTAACCTAGATGAAACAAGTCCAATATATTTGGTATCAACAAAACTCATTACAAATAAAGATACTACTTAGATCTTTCTATCCTATCTGACATTGGCACTACTGTCAAGGTTGGAATAAAGGTTGGAAGCAAACCAATAACCACAGCTGCAACAGCAATTACACCACCAATTTGCCAGCGAAACTTATAAAGATTATCTATTTTTACTTCTATATCTTCTACTTTCTTAGAAATATCAGCATCTTCTTTACTACACTGTTCCAACTTCTCATCATGAACAGCAAGCATTTTGCAAATGTTCTGATTAGTCTCACTTAATGTTTGAATAGCAGAATCTACTTTCTCAATGATCTGCTCATGAGACTTAAATTTTTCTTCTAGTACAGCTAATTGTATTTTGTTATCTTGACCGAACATTGCCTTTCTTCCTTAAAAGTTCTCTATAGAAGTAAGGAATTCTTTTATATTGTTTTTTTCTCAAGTCAACAGGTGGTAGATCAGGTGGTAGTCCTGCTAGGTTTCCACCAGTAGCAGTCATTTCTTCTCTAACAATATTTATTATTCTGTCTAATTTAGAATCTTCCATCAGATTGAATTGAGAATAGTTAAACAGTTTTCATCTACAGGAATTTCATCCAAAAAAGTTTTAGGATATTCTGGTATCCTATTTAAGAATAATAAGAATGTCTTTAATGGGGACCACAATTCCTTTTCTATCTTAAAAAACAGAAGAGGAAGTGCAGCATCATTAAAGACATTGAATACTATAATGAAGTGATTAATCAGGAGATTGATTTTTAAATCTCCTGATTTTACATATTTCCTAAGAAGTTTTTTAATATATTTGAACCTTGCTAGGTCCTCATAAAAATCTTCTCTTGTTACTGCCTGAGGATTATCATAATATTTTATAGCAAATAAAATATAATTATCTTCATTCAATTCATCAAATTTCATGAGTTATTATGGAACAAATACTGTTGCCCCAATTCCAGGATTGACATTATCATCATTAGCATCACCATATGAAGTATAAGATGGTGTTCCAGAACTAATACCAGAGAATGCAACTAAGGTTTCTGACTTAACTCTTAGATTTCCATGCATGTCAACATAGGTGTGGATACCAACCCATCCTGGATGTGCAACTGCATACTTGGTTGTTTGTGCAATTCCTGCCTCAGTAGGATCAATACCATAGATCTCATCATCATCCCAGTTGGAATCATGGAGAACATACTTTGGTCTCTGGGACATGGTGTATGCAACACCAGCAGCAGCAACACCACTTAAAAATTGAGTAGATGCAATGGTGATATAGGTATTTGAAGTAATGCCAGAAATAATTGCACTTCCATAAGTGGCACCAGTACCAACAGTGATAACATCACCAACGCTTGCTGCAGTAAATGATGTTCCAGACCCAGTAATTACCTTGTTGGTGTAGTCAACAGTTACTGTACCAATAGAATAAACACTATCTGCTTTTCCCCAAAGAGCCATGTCTTGTACCTAAAAATGTTTTTCTTCTTAAGTTATTTATAAAAATGGGAGACCCATGAAGAGTTCTCCCATTACATTATTTTTTAATCTAAATTATGGTGTTAAGTCTTTTGCACCTCTCTTCTTCAGAACTGATTGTGCCTGAAGAAGTACAAGTGAAAGGATACCATTTGATTTGAACTTTGGGTTTGCTCCCAGTGCTTCTGATGCTGCAAACAGAACGGTTGCAATCAGAGCTTGATTAGCAACACACCATGCGATTACTGCGGACATAATAACCTCCTTTAGGTTCTAAATTATTTATTTTTTAGACTCTTTAGAACTTTGTCTGCAGCAGAAGCAAGTTTATCCTCTCTACCTCTTACAGTTCTATTTGCTTCTGGTGCTTTTGGTTTTGGTGCAGGAGTTGTCTGAACCTTTCCTTTCTTACCTTGTGGTCTGAGACCTGCAAGAACTGTTTCACCTTTGCTATGAATTTCAGCAGTTCTTTGTGCTTCTTTCTTTGCTGCTGCTCTTTGAGCATCAGTCATTGCATTTTTTGTTCTTTCTGATGCAGGTCTTAATCTAGACTTTTTTGGATCAAACCTTGCTTCAAAAAGATCTTTTCTAGTTCCAACATAATTAATGACTGCTTCAGATGCTGGAGTTAGTTTTGCAGTTGCTCTTGCTTTAGCAACCTGAAGATCAGAAAGTTCTTTTCTTACTTGTGCTTGTGCTGCTCTTCTTTTTGCAGATTCCAGAGGATCTGGTCTCACTGTTTCAGCATCGCCTTTTGCAGGCATATCATAAGATCCTGCTTCATCAAGATCTTCAACTTCAGCAGATTCATAAATCTCAGCAACTTCATCAAGAGTAAACTTGGAAAGATCAAATCCTTCAGCAAGTAGTTCTTGGATCCATGCTTCCAGTTCTTCTTTAGGATTTACATCAATTTTATTTTTAATCCCCTTTCTTACATCAAGTCTTTCATTCTTATTATTCCTGCTATGAAGTTCCCTTTCTTCTTTTACATTAGCACGATACCATTTTTCAAAGTCCTCTCTACGCTTATTACCTCTTGGGGGCATAGGAGTTCTTTCTCCACGAACAGGAGCATATTTATTCTCCTGCTCTCTTTCATATTTGTCTGGGTCTCTATTGGCAACTTGTGCTTCATCAACTTGTTCTACTTCTTCTTTCTTTACTTTTTTCTTACTAAACTTACCAGACACTTCTCCTTTTTCATATCCAACCCCATCACCATCATCATCCCACCAACGCTTTGGTTTGTCGTCATCTTCTTTTTCACTTTTCTTTTCTTTAGATTCTTCTTTTTCTTTCTTTTCTTCTGACATTACATAAGGGTCATTCATGTCAAAGAATGGATCCCTAATTTCTTTGTAGATGCCCGCCCAAATGTTAGTCATTTAACTCTACTAATTAATTTTCTTTTTCTATTTATTTGTGTTTTACCTTTACCATAGTTTTCAATAGGTTGTCCTGGAGTAATGCCCTGCAAATATTCCCTATATTCATCTGTTCCAACTTCATGAACTTCAAATACATCCTTGATCCAAGACTTAAACATGAATCCATTTTCTGTTACACAAATCAAGTGATTTGCACCAGATCTAATAACTTCGCCTCTTAATCCAGTATGTGCACTTTCAACAATGGATCCAACTTTAAACAAATTTCCAAAGATATAGTTTTCTCTTAACCCTTTCCAATCTAAAGAAGGAGCAATCTCCCAAACTTGTGCATTCTCTTTTACTGATCCACCAAGTTCATCAAAGAGTTTCTTTGCTCCTTTGAATGCTGGTGGCATTGCTTTTTTAAATGATTCAAAGTCTCCAGCAGCAGCTGCTTTCCTTGCAGCATCAGAAGTGGATCCTTCACCATCCAAATCTTTTGGACCAGATGAAGTTACATTAATTGATTGATACCTATAGGTTTGTCCATTTTGTTTCTTAGCAAGACTATCAATTTCAGATACTCTTTCTGCACCACAGACAATATTAACTGCAGTATATCCTTCTTGATTTAAAAATGTAAGGACATCAAAAATAGTTTTAAAATCATCACTATCAATAATTCTATCAGCATATTCAGGAAACATCTCCTTCATATACTGAACTTTAGAATCTGGTGACAATGGATTCTGTTTTTTATCTTGTGTTCTACTTGGAAAGACATAGAAGTTCCCACCAGAAGAAGCTTGCTTCAATGCATTTAAAAGATTCTTATGTGCTTTTGTTGGAGGATTAAACTTACCAAATGCAACAGTAACTACATCTCCTCTAGAATCTTGTCTTGGTTGTTGACCAGTAGATGATCTTTGAGATCCTGTTTTTGTTTTTGACTTTGGTTTTTGAGTAGTTGTTACCTTTGGTTTAACACCTAATCTTTTTTTGCCAGGAACTGCTTTTGCTAACTTTTTAGGTTTGACATCTGCTGGTGCTTGTTTCTGCCCCTCATCTCCACCAGACTTACTTTTTTTCTTTTGTTGAATGAATTCTAACTTACCCTTTACGGTTTGGGCTTGTCTCTTACCTTCTTTATTAACCCAATACCCATGTCCATCACCAACCAACCCAAGCTTTTTTGCTTGCTGAGCAGCTTGGGATGTTCTTGCTTCTGATAGAAATTCTAGGAATCTTTTCATTTATTAATTTCTGAATATATCAAGTCCTGATTGTCAAGAATATACTGCAACCCTATGCGTTTAGCATGTAAATATTTATCCTTCTTATCTTTTGGATCTTTATATTGATCCATAAAAGAAGAATAGAACCTAGAAAAATTTTCTATAGTCTTTCTTTTTAACTGTTTAACTTTTATATGTCTTTTATAAACTGGAATTAATTCCTTAAAAAATTCTTCCATCAGGAAAGCAAACTAAAGATATCTCTTTCTGTATTTACCTCAATACCACACTCTTCTGTAAACTTCTCAAGATCTCTTCTAGATGGATTGTTGATTCTTTCTCTTGCCATATCATGATAATCATCAGACAAATCAAATCCAATATAGTCATGACCAAGAAGAGTTGCTGCAAGACCAGTAGTTCCTGAACCACTGTAAGGATCAAGAACAACACCAGGAGTTTCCATTACTGCTTGGATGCAGCGAAGTGGAAGGACAATAGGAAATGGAGCAGGATGAGGATTCTTCATCTCAGGACCAAACTTCCATACTGATCCATAGTTTACAGATCTTCTAGGAAGTTTGGGACGTTTTGCTCCCTTACACAACCAATAGATTCTTTCATCAATCTGTGTAAATCTGTATCCAGAAATCTCTGGACCACTACCTCTATTCCAAATGATTTCTTCTCTAATGTGCCATTTGGTTTTAGGCAACCACTCCCAAGGAGAAGTTGCATTACCATTCAGATACCTGACCTTATGATTGTAGAACAGTGAACCACCTTCTTTAGTCTTATCAAACAGAACATTCAGCAGTTCAATCTGCTGTTCTTGATAAACATCTTCTGGAAGAGAATCATCAAACTTATCATATTCAATTTTACGAAACAAACCACCCCCAATCTTCT